TTAATGTTGGTGCATCACCAATCGTAACTCGTAATATTACTGATGCAGATTATAATCCTGCAACAGGTTGGTTACAGGTAACAAGTAATGCACATGGATTTGTTGGTGTTACCACTCTTGCTGGAACTGGTGTTAGTGGTGGTATAACAAATGCTGCATATAATAAGAACACTGGTGTTCTAACAATTACAAAAGCTTCTCATGGATTTAATGTTGGAGATAAGATTTTAATTGAAGATTATGGTATTACATTCAGTTGTGCAAAAGATGGTAATGCTACTAATCATTCTTATCCAAGACCTACAGATTATGCTAGTGGTAAGTGGTTGACAATTACAGCAAAAACTGTAAATACATTCAAAGTTAATGTTAATCCTTCACCATCTGCAAATAGATTTGATCATACATACGTATCTGCTGCAAACGGTTGCATCTTAAAGGCAAATCAAACCGTTGGTATTGCAACTAATTCATTAACAATGACTTGTGCTCATGATGATCATCGCACAGATCATGCATATCCTCGCCTTGGATTTAATCATAAGTTTGTATCTGCTGCATCTAATTCAGTTACTGTTGGAACTTGGGCAGGTGCGAAGAAAACACCTACAAATGCAACTTATGATGGAACAACTGGTGATTTAGTTCTAACAATTGCTGGTCATAATTTGAATACCAGTAACACTATTGGAATTGCTACCGATGGAATAACATTTGCTTGTGATAGAGATAATTATTCTTCTCATCATACTTATCCTCGTATTACTGATCCTATTCACAATCTTACAAATATTGCAATTAGATCAACAACGACTAATACAATTACAGTTAGAGTTGGTACATCTGGTGAAGCAGATCCTGCTCATAGAGTTGAATTACCTGTTGGAAAGGTAGGAACTAATTGGTTTAGAGTTAATGTTGGTAAATCACCTGCTGGAACTGGCGGTGCATTAGATTTAAGTATTAATGAAGTTGGTGGACATTATGTTAATCCAGTTATTGAAATTCCAGATCCAGTTTATGAAAATGTTCCTGTTGAAGGAGTCTCAAGATTAGGTATTGGTTTAACAGTTGCTACTGGTGAAAACTTATTAATGAATTTAGAAGTTGGTGCTGCTAAAACAGCAGTTGGTATTGGATCAACATTCTTCCAAATAGATAAATTCCAAACTGTTAGACATGGTCATTCATTTAAGATTGGTGATAAGTTTAGACCTGTTGGTTTGGTTCATGATAAGAGATTACAGAAACCATTAGATCAATTTGAATTGGAAGTTATTGAAATCTTTAGAGATTACTTCTCTGCTTGGCAGTTTGGTGAAATTGATTTCATTGATAGTATATCTTTATTACAGGATGGTAATAGAAGAAGATTCCCATTATTCTTTAATGGACAATTATTGAGTTTTGAAAAAGATAATACCAATGCAGTTTCTCAACAAATTGATTTAGATTCTGTTCTAATCATATTTGTAAATGGAGTTCTACAGACTCCTAAGTATGCATACCAGTTTAATGGTGGTACAACATTCACATTTACAGAAGCACCAGATACTGGTGATAAGGTTGATGTATTCTTCTATAAAGGAGAACAGGGAGTTGATGTTGAGATTGTTGATATAGAAGAAACTCTTAAGATTGGTGATGATATAGAAGTATTCAAACATCCAGATTACACTGATACAGTTACTCAAGAAAGAAAAAGGGTTATTAAAGATTTACTTGGTGTTGATTTAATTGAAACTGACATATACTCTGGATTGGGTATTGATGAAAACAATGAGAAACCAATTAGATGGACTAAACAAAAATCTGATAAGATTATCAAAGGTGAAGTAATTGCTAAATCTAGGTCATCTATTGAACCACAAATTCATCCAACTGCAAAAATTATTGGTAATCTAACTGGAACATCTGGTATTGGACAGAACATTGGTGATGGTATATTTGTTGATGATGCCCATTCATTTAGATATGAGGATAATAATAACCCAGATTTAGATGCAAATGATCGTTATGGTCTTACTATTAATTACGTTGATAGTAGAATTACTTCTGGTGAAATTACTACTCCAGCATCACTTACTGCTAATGTTTCTGCTGCTGGAACTGTAACAGTAAATGTAGTTGATGGTGGTAGTGGATATGTTGGAACATCTGCAAGTATTTCAATTGCTGCTCCAATTGGTGTAGGTGTTGGAACAAATGTTAGAACAAAATATGCTACTGTTGGTGTTACTACATTTGCAGAAGGACTTGCTAATGTTGCTAATGGAGCAGTTACATCGGTTAATATCACCAATCCTGGTTTAGGATATACCTTAACAAATCCTCCAAGTGTTATTGTAGAGAATCCACCTTATAAACATGAAAGAGTCACTGGTATTAAATTAACAGAAGGATTTAGTGGAATAATTACATCAATCGATGTAGTATCTGGAACTGCTGGAATGCCTAAAGCACTTAAGTTCTGCTTCAGAGCAGATAAGAATGCAAGTATTCTACAAGTTGGATATCCAATTTTGATTACTGATACCAAAGTTGGTACTGGTATAACTTCAATTGATACTGCAGATGCATCTACTATTGGTCTTGGAACCCAATTCTTGGATAATGTATATAAAGTACATGCAAGACTTGTTAGTGGTAATGAAAATGGTGAGGTAACTTGTAATATTTTAAGTACAACTAATACAGTTGGACTTGCTACAACTGGATTCTATGATGGTAACGCTGGATTAACTACATCTTTAGGAAGAATATCTTGGGGTAGGTTATATGGTAATGAAGTAAAACGTGCTGCAGCACCAATTGCTATTGGAGTAACTGGTTATACTGTTAATACAGGATTAACAACATTCCCAACAATTCAGAGAAAGAATTACACTGAAACAGCATTAAAAGGATTGAGATCCACTGGTGCAATTAGGGTATTTGGACTTTCATAATGAAATCCACTATAAATAAAGAAAAAAAGTTTAAGTAACGTATAAACATGTCGGCAATTGTTACTGATCAGTTTAGAATCCTGAACGCAAATAATTTTGTAGAATCAGTAGAAGCTGATAAGAATTCATATTATGTTTTCATTGGTTTATCCAATCCAGCAGGAACTCCTGGTGGACAGGTTGGATATGGGCGATCAGCGAACTGGAATACAAGTGGTCAAACACCTGATCCTGTTGATAATTTCTCTGATAGAGCACATGCTGGTGATACAATGATGTTTGGTAAGAAGATAACTTCTGCCAATATTAGAAGAATTATTCGTAAAGTTGAGTGGACTGCAGGTAATAGATATGAAATCTATAGAGATGACTATAGTGTTTCAAATCCAAGTCCATTAACCAAAGGAAATAGATTATATGACTCTAATTATTATGTAATTAATAGTGATTTTAGAGTGTATGTTTGTATTAGTAATGGTTCCACAGGAGCAGTTCCTTTAGGAAATATATCTCAAGATGAACCAACTTTTACTGATTTAGAACCATCTGCTGCTGGTACTAGTGGTGATGGATATATTTGGAAGTATTTGTTTAGTGTTGCTCCTAGTGATATTATCAAGTTTGATTCAACAGAATATATTACAGTTCCTAATGCTTGGGGTTCTACTGCTGATTCTGGTATTAGATCAGTAAGAGAAAATGGTGATTCATCTGTTAATGAAAATCAAATTAAGCATGTTTATATTGATAAAGCAGGTGATCAATATGCTAATGGATTAGGTCAAGAAGTTGACATAATAGGTGATGGAACTAAAGGTAAAGCAAGAGTTGATGTTGTTAATAACAAAATCACTGATGTTACTGTAAGTTCTGGTGGTAAAGATTATAGTTATGCTCTTGTTGATTTGGGAACCTTGAATAGTGGAGTGAGTGCAGTTAATAGGGCAAAACTTGTTCCTGTTATACCACCATCTCTTGGACATGGGTATGACATTTATACTGAATTGGGAACTGATAAAGTTCTAATCTATGCAAGATTTGATGATTCAACTAAAGATTTTCCAACTGATACAAAATTTGCACAGGTTGGAATTGTGAAAAATCCTACAAAAGTAGGAACTTCTGTTACATATACAGAAGATACATATTCTTCATTAGGTGCACTTAAATTTGATTCAATTACAGGTACACCACAGATTGGAGAAGAAATTAATCAACTTTTAGTATCTACGCAATTAGCAACTGGATATGTTGCTTCTTATGATAAAGAAACTAAAGTTTTGAAGTATTTTAGAGATAGATCTCTAAATTATACGACTGCTACAAATGATCAAACTGATTATTCAGGTATTTCAACTACTGGAAGAATATATCAATTTGAATCTGGTTCTTCAGCAAATCAGGTAAAAGGTGTTTCATCTAATTTCTCTGGTTCTATTGATTTTGGGTTTACTGGTATAACTACCAATCCATCTGGAACTAAATTAATTAATTTAGGTGCTAACTTCAATGCAGGGTTATCTGATAGTGAGATAAATAAAGGATCGGGGGAAATAGTTTACCTCGATAACAGACCTTTGATTGCTCGAAATGAGCGACAAAAGGAAGACATTAAAATCATCCTGGAATTCTAAAGTAAAATGCCACAGAAGACTAACTTAAATATAAGTCCTTATTATGATGATTTTGATAAGGTAGATAATTTTTATAAGGTACTTTTTAAACCTGGACATCCAGTTCAAGCAAGAGAACTTACTGGATTACAATCTATTTTACAAAATCAAGTAGAATCATTCGGAAGCCATATCTTCAAAGAAGGTTCTATGGTTATTCCTGGTAATGTTGACTATGATCCCACTTATTTCTCATCTAAAATAAATTCCGAACATTTAGGCATTGATGTTTC